GCCACGTCGGCGCCGAGCTGGGTGATATGGTCCGGAGCCCCGCCGTGGTCGGCGGCGGGGGCCTTGGGCTCGTCGTACTGGGCCGGGTCGGGGCGCAGGCGAGTCAGGCGGTGGCACTCGCGGCACCAGTGCCACCAGTCCGACGACGCGCCACGGGTGGGCAGGCCGTCGGAGTTGGTGGTGGTCCAGAGTCGAAAGGTGGTCATGCCGCATCTCCGCTCAGATCGAACAAGCTGGGCATCGTCATCTCTCGTTCCGTCGCCTCGAGATACTTCACGGCGTCCAGGTAGTAGCCGCTGTTGAGTTCGACGCCGGCGCCGCGGCGGCCCAGCTTCATGGCCCGAACAGGTACGGTGCCGAGTCCGCCGAACGGGTCGTAGACGAGGTCGCCGGGGTTGGAGTAGCGGCGGATGAGCCGGTCGACGATGTCGAACTGGAGCGGGCAGACGTGCATGGCCTGGGCGCGGCGCGACTGCTCGGTGTTGAGGGTGAGCATCCGGTTGACGTCGTGCCAGACCTCCGGGTGCCACGAGCCGGGCGCCAGGGCCATGAATGTGGCCGGGAGTGCCCCGCGGCCGTCGAGGGCTTCCCCGATCGTGATGTGCGATTCGTAGTCGTAGACCTGCTTCAACGTCTGCTCGGTGAACAGCCGCGATCGGTCCTCGACAGGGAGCGCGGCGAGCTCGTCGGGGGTGAGGTAGCGGTCGCCGGACGACCGCCAGAAGGCGTGGGCGTCGACCTGCCAGCGGGCGCGGGTGTATGTCTCTTTGTCCTTGGTGACGGGCTCGTCGGCGTAGCCGCGGGTGCGGTCCGTCTGGGGCTTGTGGAACAGCAAGATGTACTCGGGGGAGCCGGCGCCCATCTTGGTGCCGTCCTTGCACTGCTCGGACCAGCCGAGGCGGTATGTCTGGTTGTTCTCGCGGACCACGTCGGTGACGACGGTGATCATGCCCATGTAGTCGAAGCCGTGCTTGACGCCGTGGAACAGGGCCTCGGCGTGGAACGGGCTGACGGTGGGGATGCCGGCGCCGGTGACGTTGCCGAACTTGATGCGGTCCTTGACGTGGCAGGCGTAGATGCGGCCGGGGCGCAGGATGCGGTGCAACTGGGGCGTGAGGTAGTCCATTTGGGCCCAGAAGTGTTCGTTGTCGTCGGTGTGGCCGAAGTCGTTGTAGCTGGGCGTGTATTCGTAGTGGTTGGCGAACGGGATGGACGTGACGATGAGGTCCACCGAGTCGGACGCCATGCGGTTGGCCTCGTCGACGGTGTCGTTGTTGGCGTAGGTCCAGCCGTCCCCGGCCGCCGTGATGCGGGCGACGCCGAGGGAGCGGGTGAGCTCGGCGGCGACGTTGGCCTGGTCGAGTCCGTGGGTCTTGATGATGTCGGTCATGGTTGAGGTCAGCTCCGAGTGACGGGTCCACTTCTCGCGCAGGGATCGCACGATTTCGCTGTCGGATTCGGCGTGGACGACGTGCGCCACACAGGGGCGCGTCTGGCCGAATCGCTGGATGCGGTGGACGGATTGAATGAAGTCGTTGAACTTGTGGCTGACGCCGGCGTAGACGCAGACGTTGGCCTGTTGCAAGTTCATGCCCTGTCCGAGCATCACCGGCTTGCCGATGAGCGCGTACGTCTCCCGGTTGCGCCAGGCATCGAGGCGGCGCTCAGCTTCGTCGGGGTCGAGTGACCCGTAGACGGATGAGAACGACGCGCCCCGGTCGGCCAGCCCCTGTTCGAGCGCGTCCTGTTCGGCGTTCAGGTCGCACCAGAGGATGATCTGGTCGTCGGGATGCTGCGCCCGGTGGAGGTCCACCAGGTCCAGCACGCGACCGATCCGGCCGGGCAGTGTGTCGCGGCGCTCGCGCGCTTCCTCGGACAGGCTCATGGCCTGCCCGCCACGGAACAGCCGCGCTTGCCCGTCGGGGTCGATGGGCGACAGGGAGTGGTCGACGGGGACCTCGTGCCACTGGGTTTCCAGGGGTGGCAGGACGTAGCCGTCGTCGGGGTAGCCGAGGTCGGACGGGTGTTGAACGAACGCGGCCCACGTGTTGAGCCACAGGAAGAACTCGCGCTCCTTGTGTGGGTACAGCGTCAGGTTGTTGGCCTTGGTGGAGTCGCGCTGGAAGAAGCGGGTGAGCGCTTGGCCGGTGTCCATGACGCCCAAGAAGCCGGCGTAGTGGATCAGCTCTTTGTACCGGTTGGGCGAGGGTGTGGCGGTGGCGACGAACCGGAACTTGTTGGCGAACGACGCGAGGAACGTCTGGTACGTCTTCGAGCCGAACGAGCGCAGCACCGAGGCCTCGTCGAGGCTGACGGCAGTGAACAGGTTCGGGTCGAGCTTCCCGTCGCGGACCGTCTCGTAGTTTGCGACGTGAATCTGGCCGGGTTCGATCTGGTCGGGACGCCGGATGAACTTCGCCTCGTAGCCGAGCATCCGGGCGTCGCGGCGGAACTCGCCCCGGACGCCGAGCGGGCAGATGATGAGCGCGGATCCGCCTTCGCGTTCGATGGTCAGGCGCAGCGTCTCCAGCTGCATGACCGACTTGCCGAGTCCGAACGCGGCGAAGATCGCCCGCCGACCGCCTTCGACGGCCCATCGGACCAGGTGGCGCTGGTGGGGCTTGAGGATGGGGTTGACGGCGTCGTCCGACACGGGCGCGCCGAGGGTGGGCGACTGTACGGCCTTAGCTCTGAGGAAGATCCTCGTGCAGGTGCTCACGATGCTTGCTCCAATCCGAGCATGTCGAGCAGATCCGCCTGCGCCCCATGCGGATGAGCTTGGAGCGGGCGGCCTGAATGGTCTCTGGTGTCAGTGGCATGGGCCGCAGCAGTACGTCGATGCGGTCCTCGTCCAGCGGTGCCGAGGTCGGGTTGCTGCGCGTCGGCTTGCTCGGCGTGAACCAGCCGGCGGGCAGCGTCGACTTCGCCTTGGCGCGGCTCGGTCGCGGCTTGCGGGGCTTGGCGGGAGCCGTCGCGCGCCACTGCCGCTGGTAGCAGTTGACGCACAGGCCCTTGCCGTGGATCGGCCCGCCACCGCACTCGGCGCACTCAGTCACCCTTGGCGAGCCGTTGCGGATCTCGCCGCCGCGTGCCTTGACGACGGCCTGCCCGACCATACGCACGGGCGTCAGACGCTGGCCCAGGCGGTCCTGGCGGCAATGGGCTGGGCAGTAGCCACGCCCAGTCACGTCGCGGCCGCAGAGGGTGCCGTTAGGGCCGGGGCCGGGGCACGGCTTGGGCGCAGCCTTGCGGGTGTAGCGGCGCGTCTTGCCCAGCTTGTCCTGCTCCCAGTGCTTGTAGTGCGTGGAGCAGTAGCCGCGTGCCGCGTGGGGCATGTCGCAGCCATCGACCGAGCAGCCGGTGCGTCTGGGCTTGATGGGCGCGAGGGGCTTACCGCGGCGCTGCTGGAGGCGGTGAGCCTCGCACAGGCCGTTGGCGCGGACAGGTCGAGGGCAGCGGGCGCCGTCGGGTCCGGGGCCGTTACAGGTGGTCATGGCGGTGTCCTTGTCAGCATTCCCATCCGCGCCCGAGACAGGCCGGGCAGTCGGATAGGCCGGTGGATCCGGTGCCGGCGCAGTTGCGGCACCAGTAGGCGGTCTGGCGGTTGAGCGCGCGCAGGTGCTCGCACTCGATGGCGTGGTGGCGGGCGTCGTGCGTCGCGGCCAGTCGGGTCAGCTGCGTCAGCCCGACCCAGTGGCAGGCCGGGCAGTGCCAGGTCCAGAGGCGCAGGCCGAACAGCGACCGCCATGACGCGACGCGCACGCGATGATGGAGTCTCACGGCTCGCCTCCAGCCCCGACGAGCACGTCGGCCAGGAGAACGGCCAGCGCGTAGGCCTGCCACACGTCGGCCTTGAAGCCGTGGAACCAGCCCGGCTCGGCCTTGGTGCCCTTGCCGCGGTTCGGCTGGCCGTGGGCGAAGCGGTCCACGAGGGCTTGGGTGACGTTGGAATCCTTGGCCTTCGAGTCGTGGCAGTGGTGCAACTTGACGTCCAGGCGCCTGACGAGCGTCGGGTTGGACAGTTCCAGCAGCTCGACGAAGCGGCCGATCCACACGCACGTCTCGAACACGTCGGCGCCCACGGCCATGCCGTAGCTCGCGACCATCTCGACGGCGGATCGGTCGGCCCTCAGCTCCCCGTCCGTGATGAGCAGGCGCAGGTAGTGGTTGGGCACCTTTCCGTGGTCGAGCGGGCGGCGGGTCTCGGCGTCGATGACGACGTAGGCGGACTCGGCGTTGCCGGGGTCGATGGCCAGGATCCTCATGGCGTCGGCCCGTCGTCGGTGGCGTCGTTGTTGGCGATGACGCACGCCAGGAGCACCGACGCCAGACCGGCGACGCCCAGCAGCAGTGCGGCGGCGATGAGCAGCGGGCGGGTCATGAGTCGCACCCGCAGTCGCCAGACAGTGCGCGCCGCAGGAAGCAGCGGGGGCAGACGGCGCCCTCGATGGGCTCGGGCGCAGCGTCGGAGCAGTCCGAGTGCACGAGGTCGCCGTCCGTGGAGAACTCGACCTCTTCGCCGGGGTGAATGCCCGAATCGCAGGCCGGGCAGCGTCCGCCGAAGCGGGCGATGAACGGGGCGCTCATGAGTCGGCCCGCTCCGGTTCGGCGATGACCTCGGGGATCACGTCATGGGCAACGAGTGCGCCGACCGCCATGGCGTAGCGACGGACGGTTGACAGGTGAGGGTCGCTCTCCGGTCGCTCCATCTGGTTGACCACGGCGGCGGGCGTGGTGCCCATGCGCTCGGCGACGGCTTCCACCGTGAGTCCGTGGCGGAGGCGAACGCGGACGAGTTGCCAGCGGAACAGCAGCATGTTCGCGTGGGAAGCGGCCTCATGTAGGGCGTCGAGGTGGGCGTTCACAGGTCCCCCTTCAGGGTGGGCAGGAGTTGCATTTCGACGTGGCGGCCGCCGTGCTCGGTGCAGCGGGACACGCGCACCCACACCTCCTGGCCCGGGTTGGGCATGTGGTCGAGGAGGTACTCGCCGACCGCGAGCACGTTGTCGCGTTCCGGGTCGGGTTCGGGTGCGGGGCGGCGGGCCATGCGGGCCCGGTCGATGACGGCAGCGACCAGGGCGGCGGCGATGAAGCCGACGGCGAGGATCGCGACCGACCAGGCGACGAACAGCAGCAGGTCGGTCATGGCTCGCCCCGTTCGATGCGCTCGGCGCGGAGATTGAGCCATTCCTTGGCGTCGCCCTCGCGGATCGTCTGGTTCTCGCCGAACGCCTCCGCCGCGTCCCGCAGCGCCTTGGCCGCAATCAGCGCAGCGGCGGCGGCGAGGGCGGCGCGCGCCCACGGTGTCCAGTCGCAGCAGTCCTCGGCGGCGCCACGCAGGGAACGCGGACACGACTCCTCGTGCAGCGCTTCGGACGCCGCTTCCACCATCTCGTCGGTGATGTAGTCGCTCATGCCCGGGCCCCGTAGATCCGCATCCCGGTCGCCGTCGCGACCTGGTGCTCCAGCTGGGCGCCGCGGGACTCGCGCCAGCCCGGCAGCATGTAGATGCCGTCGGCCTGCAGCTGCATCGTCAGCGCCGCCTTCATCCAGCGCTCCCACGGCCACGAGTCATCCCCGGGGATGCGGGCCGGGTTCAGCACGTGCATCCCGTTGGTGCGCAGCTGGGCCTCGGCGGCATGGAAGGCGGGCGGTTGTGGTCCTCGTGGCCCGTCATGGGGCCGGACAAGTAGACGAGCATCACGACTCCACCGGGGGCTCGTCATCGAGGAGCTCCGCGTCGACCACCTCGCCGGTCAGCGGATCCACACGCTCGCCGTCCTCGAGCGCCACCGGGAAGTCCTGCAGCACCGTCGGGCCCGCGGCCTTCGCGGCCATCTCGGCGTGCACCTCCTGCACCGCGCGCAGCTGCTCCTTGCGGTACTCGGCGCTGGTCGGCACCCACTTCGCGAGCTGGCGGACCGCGGACTTCAGCCACATGGCCTCCGGGTTCGTCTGCCACGGCGAGTAGGACGAGTCGGCGCCTTGCGAGGACTTCTTGATCCGTTCGATCGCGGCCTTGCTGAGCACGACCACCTTCGACGTCGCGCCATCACGCATCACGGCGTAGGCGTAGGCCAGGCGCAGGGTTCCGCGATCGTCGGCGTCCCAATCGATGCGGTGACGCGGTCTCTCGTCGCGGCCGGGCTGGTAATCGAACTCGTCGCCCGAGTACACGACCTCGGCGATGACGCTGGACACGGCGCCCGCGCGGTACATCAGCTCGACGAGGCCCTGGTAGCCGGTGATGCCGAGGATCTCGTTGCGGCCCTTGTTGCGGCGCGGGGTCAGCCAAAACTGCTCCGTGCCTGCCTCCAGGCCGAGTCTGGCGGCGGTCGACAGTGCGGCCATCAGGGTGGCCGGGGACTCCTTCGCAGCCTGGGCCAGCTTCGGGTCCCGGCGGATCGCGCCGATGGCGACCCGCGCCCACTGGTCGGCGTTGACGTGGCTGGGGAGCATGAGGGCGAAGTCGCCCTTGTACTGCTCGATCATCGATGCGGGCGAGTTGTCGCGGGTAGCGACAGCGTTCTGGATGGTGCTCATGACAGGATCCGATCTGCGTTGTTGTGGGTGAAGAGAACGAGGCGAGCGGCGGCGGCTGCTGCGGCTGCATCGTCGACGGACGCGAAGCGGCCGACGTTGATCGTTCGGTAGTTGTGGGTGACGCGGGCGCACCAGGCGCCGCGCGCCTTGTCCCAGACGACGCCGCGCACGCCAGACCGCCCCGTTCCGCGCGCAGAGCGGTGCTCGGCGTTCTGCTTCGCGGTGGCCAGGCGGAGGTGCTCCGGGTTGACGCACCGCTTGTTCATGCACGTGTGGTCGATCAGGTAGCCGTCAGGGATCGCACCCTTGGCGAGCTTGTAGGCGACTCTGTGCGCGGTCCGGATCCGGCCGGCGATCTTGATCTGGCCATAGCCGTGGCCACCGACGGAAGCGGTCCACAGCCAGCAGCTGTCAGTTCGCTCGACCTTGGACCAGAAGCGATCTGCGTCAGCCTGGGTGATGGGCACTGGCTCCTCCTTCGGTCAGGCGGCGTGGTGGGCGCTGCGGTAGGGGGCGAGGGCGGCCTTGTCGGCCACGAGGAACGGGGTGGAGTCGCCGCGCGCCATGCGGTAGGCGATGCGGGTGCCGTCGGGGCGGCAGGCGTGCTGGGCGGCGCCCATCAGGTCGAGGACCCGGGAGGAGGCCTGCCGGTAGTTGCGGTCGACCACGTCTTTCTCGGCCTTCGCGAACAGCAGCTCGTCGGCCAGGTCGTCGGGGATGTCGACGGCTTCGCCGCGGTCGATGTCCGGATGTAGGGCGCGGATCGTCTCGTAGGTGGCGTACGCGCCGTCGATCGGGGGAGCGTCGCCGGCGTCGAGGGAGGCCACGAACCGCTCGGCGGCGTCGAGCATCAGCTCGTAGTCGGCCTCGTCGAAGTCCACGGTGTGCTCGCGGTAGTCGGAGCCGCCGATCAGGACCGCGAAGTGCGCGCGGGGCAGGCCGAGGGCGCCCATGTACCACTGGACCTGCGCCATGTAGTAGACCGGCGGCCCGTCGGCCCACTGGTCGGCGCGGGCCGCGGTCTTGATCTCCAGGACCTCACGGTCGGCGCCGTAGCCGCGGCCACGGCGGGACACCACCGCATCCGGGGAGGCGATCGCCACGCCGTTGGCGACGGTGACGCGCAGCTCGGGGCGCACGTAGTGGCTGTCGCGGTGAAGCCCCATCCATTCGTCACGCACGACCGCTTCGAGGCGGTGGCCCCAGTGGACGACCGCTTCCCCGTCGAGGTCCGGCGGGGGCACGTTGCCGGCCTTGCGGTGCCACAGCGAGAACGGCGAGTCGAACGGGCTGAGGCCGAGCACGGCGGCGATCTCGGATCCGCCGATCCGCCGGCGGCGCTGCTCGTGCCACTCGGGCGAACCGGTCGGCAGCGTCGGCAGGACTTCGACGCTCACCGGATCACCGTCGGCTTCGGTTTCGGCGTCGCGTACTCGGTGGCGATCGCGGCATGGATGTAGCCGTATGCCGCTTCGGGGGTGGCGAACATTGCGACCTCGTCGGTGCGGTCGAGGTAGGCGATCCACCGGTCCTGGTCGGGGTCGTGGGTGATGGTGCCGGTGACGCGGCCGTGTTCGGCGGTCACGCGGACCCGCAGGGGGAGGTTCATCTGGTTACTCCTTCTTTGAGCACGGCGACGAGCTGGTTGATGTCGGCCTCCAGGCCGTCGGGGATGAGTCCGGAGGCGGGTTCGGTGTCGTCGGCCAGGTCGCGGAGTTCGGCGCGGATGAGCCGGACACGCTCGGCGAGGTCCTGGGTGCGGCAGCCGATGCACATCTCGTGGGTCTCGACGAGGGCGGCCTCGACGTCGCGCATGTGGCGGGTCGAGTCGCCGCACCCGATGCAGGTGGTGCTCATCGGTCGGCCTCGATGCGCTCGGCCAGCTCGGCGACGATGGCGGCAAGGTCGTACACACCCTCGTCGCAGTCTCGTTCAGCGGCGTGGGCGACCTTGCGGGCACGGTCGGCCAGCGTCGGCCTCGTCGCGGGGATCGGATCAGCGGTCCAGCGGGGTCGGTCGCCGGGTAGCTGGGTGATGTCCTGGGTGAAGATCGTTTGGTAGATGCCCGACCCGCTCTGCCAGGCGTACTCAGTGCCGGCGGGGATGGTTGCGCCCTCGGGCACGGGGTGGACGAACTTCGCGAGGTAGGCGGGGGTGATCTCGCTCATCGGTCGGCCCACACCAGGTCGAGGCGCGGGGCCCGCTCGGCGAGCCGCATGGCGATGGCGGGGGACCGGGTGAACGTGGTCCCGGCGGGAGTCTCGACCACGTAGCCGTGGGACATGGAGCCCCAGGCGACGATCGGTCCGGCGGCGCGGCGGGGCCGCTGAGCGAGGACCGTCGAGAAACCGCGGCCCCGACGGGGG